AAATAAGCAGGGTTTACTTCGGTTACGTCGATAACTGACTCGCCGCTTCTGAGCCATATTCGTTGAATTTCGAATGTCGAAGGGCTTGGAGGGGTATCGTAGGTTCCCTCTTCTCCGTATTGGATTGAATACTCTACTTCGAGGTAAACGTTACAATCGATTTGGATTTCGTGATGTTCCATTTGTTTGTTGTTCATGGTGCAATGATACGCAAGTTTTTTAGTTATCCAAAACTTTCTTGAGTTTTTATGCAAAAAAAAGAGGGAAGCCGCGTTCGGCCTCCCCCTCATTGAACAACAAACGTAAACAGATAGATAACTATCAAGCGGGAAGATACGTCATTTCTGAGAGCTTCCGAAATAGTAATTCACGACTTGCCCCACGAGAGTACCCTCCGCAAATCCGAGGATATGAAAAAAGATTTCTTTGTCTTCGACCCCTGACTTCGCCCATGCTACGAGGACGATCCCTATACTCATGGCCGCAATGCCGACGAACATCTGCATATAGTCGCGCTTTCCAAGTGCCTTCGTAACTTCTACCTCCCGATTCCTTGCGCTGGCTCTGTCTGCGTTGGCAAGTTCGAGAAGCAAGACCCGCGCCTTTTCTTTCTCTTCCTCGCTTTCGGTACTCTTGTCAATGAGTACGCCCAAGGCTTTGAGCAGTTCCCCACCGGGGACGAGCTCCCCAATTGCTTCGAGTACGTCGGGGCTTTTATCCCTGAACCATTTACCGAGCTTTGTTTCTTTTAGCTTCATAAGTCCATAAGTACATTGAAAGCGGTATGTCCGCCGATGATTACCCCACACCCTATCGCTTGCTTTTTAAAGTGCTTCGCGTATGCCGCCGAATAGCTGTCACGATCTAGCCCACAACCTACTTGCATTCCGAAAATCTTGAAGTTGTTTCCGACCATCCATTCCACGTATGCTTGCGTATGAATGTGACCTTGAACGGTCGACTGCATATCGTTCTTTGCTTTGGTTCTTGCTGTCCCGCCTTCCCCGTGGGCGAATTGCACGCCGTCGTACTCAATGCGCTCGACCCAATTCCACGAAGTACCGAGAACCTCGTTATAGTCGCGTATCCATTCACGAGGGACGGACGAAGAGAACGCCTTTCTCATAATGATACGGTCATGGTTTCCGATTATAACGTCAGCCACGGGAAAAGCCTCAGCCCATTGCGCGACGTGCTGGATAGCTTGTTGTAATTCGTAGCCCCCTCCCAAGCCGTTCGGGTCGCTCTCGTGATAGCTTGAGTAGTGGTTGTCTATGATATCTCCGATAAAAACGACTTGGTTGCAGTAATGCTTCTCGTAGGTCTCCACGCAAAATTCGAGATACCCGTCTAGCTCAAAAGGACAATGTAAATCCCCTATGCAAAGAATCCGTCGCTCGTTCTTCTTGAGGCTCTTGATAGCCTTTGCGAGTTTGGGATCTAAGCGGGGGCGGAAGTTATTCAATACGTCCAGATTCTATGTTGCGACTTATTTACGTCTAAATCCACATGAAGGAACCCAGGCCCGATGCCTATTCGATTGAAACCGACTTCGGAAAGTGCTTCAAGTATGATGTATCTCGCCCTCGAATCTTCTACGTGTATATCGGCGGCAAGCCCTAACAAGTGCGAAGAGTTCTTTGCTACAGGGTATCCCCTCTTCTTTAGGTCTTGGTTATAAGCGACGGTGCGAAAGCCGCTATTAATAATAAAGGGAATCCCTGCGCAATCGCGAGCCTCGTCAAGCATAGATAAGAAGTCTTGATCCATCATCTCGCCAGAGCCGGGAGAGTCGGGGGAATCGAATTCGTCAAGGGTGAAGTATCTCATTTTTTCGCGAGCATTATTTCGATTTTGTGAACTGACTCCATGACCTCTTTCATCATCTGCTTTAGCTCGTCTTTATCGGACTCCACGCGAATTATTCGCCCCTTTAGCTTTTCAATTTCTCGGTTTAGGTTTACCCACACCATCACGATCGTTATCGCGCTTGGGAGAATTGTGAGGATTATTTCTGTCGATGTCATCGAGGAATTTTTTCAATAGCGTTATATTCTCTTTGCGGTTCTTTCTCATCCGAAGAACGCTCTTAAATCTACCAAACGCGGATATCTACTGCTTCCCGAAATACTCATTCCGCTCTGGTAATAGTCGGCAGGCTGTGGAAGCATATCGGCCCCCGTGTTCGAAGTGTATTCAGGAAACAGCGAGGAGTTATTACAGAGGTAGTCATACAGTCGGAAGGTGTAGAACTGCGCATTTTGTCGCGCTCGTTCTACCTCTCGGTGTAAATCGTCCGGGGTTATGCTCGTAGTGTCTTCAGATATCCGAATAACTAAAGACCCGTTATCCATCTTCACATAAAGCGAAGGGATCATTTCGACCATAGCCCACCAAAGGGTAGCCTTGCGGACGTAGGAATCCATGAGGACGGCATAATCGCCGGAGAGCGATCCCGTTTGAATATCGGCCTTAAGTTTATTGAGGAGGTCAGTCCCCAAATAGAGCTGGATGTACTTGTCCTGAGCGAGGATGATAGACGGAACGAGGTAAGCGTCCTCGATGCTTCCGTTTATGTTGGTGATCCGCTTGATATAGTCCGGATTCACGAAGAGGATTTCGGGGGTAAGTGCCATTTATCGAGGGTTTAGATAGCCGTTGTTCGGCATGTTGCGGGGTTTGATGTCCTGAATACCGCCAACTTCCGACTTAATTTGGTTGGCTTTGCGCTCCTCTATGGGTAGTCGGGAGATAATGCGCTTGGCTTCGGCCACGTCGACCTTTCGGTTGTTCTCTTTCTTGAGGTATGTTTGCCGAATCCAGCGATGGGAACACCACGGCCCGCCCTTGAATTCCCAAATGGAATAAGTATTTGAGCCATTCGGGCCAAATCCGGGGTTGACGGCTAAACCGCCTGCAGCTTCGATATCTTCTTTCCTCCACACTCTATTGGCGCGAACCATCTTTTTACAGAATTCGCGGCTGTCATCGCTTAGGCCTCCGTCGTATTTGTAACGTATGCGAACGATATCGTTATCCATTTCGCTTTTACGTTTGGAATCTCCGGGAACACGAGAAGCAAACGCCCAAAGTGCATCGCGTGCGGATTCGAGTTGTAGATCAACCTCCACCTCATCTATCAATTCCCAACCTTCTTCGACTTCTTCCCCTTTTTCCAGCAATAACTCAAGGCTCGCGTCGAGGTTGATTTCTTCAGAGGAAAGCGTTACAAGTTGGCTTTCTATCCCCGAAGCGTTTAGAAGCGTTTTAACGGCCTCTTTGACGACTTGCCTCGCTGGGGCTATGACGTTCCTCTCGAATAGCTCTGAAGCCTCCGCAAGCTCTCCACCGCCTCCGAGTTTACCCGGTACGGAGACCCCGAACATCTGAGGCGACGTAACGCGGTGACCGACCATAATCTTCGAGGTCACTTCTTCGGAAAGGAATTGGTATTGATTATGAGCGTCCGACAATTCAAACGGCTCGAAAACTGGTTTTCTTTCGGGGTCGTCTGAGTACGTGACGATAAACTTCCCCGCGTTGCTTGCTCCTGCAAGTTGTCGTTCGATATCCATCCGGATTCTATTGCGCTCCTCTTGTGGAGGGATACCATTTAAAAAATGGACGCGATAGCTGGGCGCCATGCCGTTCTTAATGTTGTTAATGTGGTAGACCCCTATTTCTTTATCGAGTTCGATGTAGTTAATTGAGCCGATATAGTCCGGCTTTGGATAGTAGAAAGACCCTGGAGAGAACGGCTTCACGTATAGAATTTGAGTAGGAAATTCGACGTTCATCTCCTTGTGAAAGCGGTGAATTTCGACCTGCTCTTCCTGCTTATTGCTCCAGTCTTTAGAGTAGTAATACGTTTCTACGATCTCGTCCTCATTGACAAAGCCCGAACGGATATTCTCAAAGGGCAAGTGCGAGACGTTGGCAATAGTCGTCCTATCAAGCGACCAATTAACTTCGAGAGCAAAGCCGCCCTGAATCTTAAAATCAAGACAAGCCTTTCGGAGTTCGTCGTTCAAATTCCATTGGTCAAAAGCGAGGCGACCTTCTAAGCTCGTAGCGTCGAACCCTTCGCCGAAGATCATCATCGCAATAGTTGTTGACAATGCGTTGTGAGTAGCGGACGAATGAAAGAGATCAACGAGGTACTGAGGAAAGAGATTGTCTGCCCCGTAATTCACGAACCCTTCGCGGCTGGCAGTCTCTGCGTAGCTCCGCTCTTGGTATTGGTTGAGTTGTATTAATTCCATTACTCGTAATATATGACGTTATCGGGGATTGTTATGTCTGGGATCGTGTAACCTGTCGCGCCGGCTACATTAAGCGTCCCTTGCTCAAGCAGTCCAACAACCGAAGCATCGTTCGCATTGAGGTTCGTTGAGCTGTTTTGGCCGTATGCTTTATACGTGTAGAACCCCGTCTCAATTAAGAGAACACGGCTTGCCGTTCCGAGAGGTTGATTCGTGTAGACGCTGATTTTTGTATATCGAGCGTTATCAACTTCTACATCTCCGACGAAGGCGTGTTTATCCGTGCTTGCCATGTTCTCCAAAATTATCAAATAATGGGTAAACGGGTCGAGGTCTTTTTTCATCTCCTGAAGCGTCAGGTAGATAAATTGCTCGGTGGCTGAATTGGGGTTGAGGTGTATCATTTGAGAATAAAAAAGGGGAGGACTTGCGCCCTCCCCCGTCCTTTTAACCTAAAACCAAAAAGGAAAATCAAACAACAGTCGTAAACGTGAGGAGCGNNTCNGNAGATGAAACGAANGGAGCTGGAATAGCTTCTTCCGCTGTGAATTGCAACTGATAGCCGTTAAGGTCACCCTTTGCCGTTCCCGTTCCTACTGTGCCTCCCGTCGCTTCCGCTCCAGTCGTGTGACCCATGAGGATATAATTATCGTTGTTGTCTTGAATTATGATAGACAAGCGACCCTTCATGAGTTCGTAGATTTCCGTATTATCTTCCGCGTCAAGGCTTGGCATAGTCAACTCCACGACTTGCGAGAAGAAGACAGTACCATTCTCAACGGAAGAGGTAACGGTTTGCTGAAACGATCCCGTGTTCTTAGTGAGTTCGAAATTCTTGAATACAACGGCAGTACTACCGTCGCCGTCTGCTCCCGCTCCGGGGATAACTCCTGCGGCAATAGTACCCCATTCGTCGGCCTCGAATTGAGCAACCCAAACTCTTTTGATTCCTCCAATTTTATCTTTGCAGGGGAAGGAACGCCCCGAAACTGTAATACTACAAGCCATGTTTTGAGGAATTAAGGGGAGGGATTTAAAGCCCCTCCCCGATTAATTAGGATGTGCGGGCGGCAAAAGCCAAAGAACCAGCGTCGACAATCTGAACGCCTGCGCTGAACTTCATGATGATTCGAGTAACGTCGTCACCCGTGATACCAATCAAGTTCAAGACCGCCGCTTCGATGTGATCCGTCAAAAGGTCCGTTCCGAAGTAGAGGTTCTCCTTCTTAGAGAAGATGAACGTATCGTTAGGCATTCCACCTGGTGTTATGATCTCATATCCGTTAAAGAAATTCGCAGCTTCAGTCGCGTGGAAAGTCAACTCAGCAGTACCAGCCAAAGCTGTGTAATAGAGTTGCTTCATCGCTCGGCTCATATACAACTTAGTGTCGGGGTCTCCCGCCAAAACGTCTGGAATAGCCGCCGAAAGGGTTGTCAAACGTCCGAGGATATTTACCGCGGTTGTTACATCCGTCAACGCTTGGTCAACCGTTGGGTTGGCGTTTACGATTTTGTTGCAAATACCGGGAAAGTTGGTGTAAGTTCCACTCGATACAGTTACTGCGCTATCTGTGAAGTCGAATTGCCCCTGCCACAAGTTGCGTTCAACTCCTTCGGCAACCTTTGCGGCTACGTACTGAGCGGCGAACGCTTGGAAGTCAGCGGGTGAGTTTGACGATTGACCGCGCATCTGCTCGGCTTCCCATGCAGTACGAAGGTCTTTGTTGCAAACTTGCTCGTTTACCTGAAGAGCTTTTGTCTCAAGAACAACGTCGTCCAACGTCATTGAGCCGGCAGCGTTTGAGAATTCACATCCTGCGTCTTGCAAAGCAACACCGCCAAACTTGCGGAGGTTGGCTTTGAATCGGACATTTTCGAGAACCTCGACGTAACCATTTGCAATGGTATCGCCAGAGAGAATGGCAGGAGCGACGTAAGGTAGAGCCGCGGTTCCTGCGTAGTTTGAAGTAATTACAGCGTTAGCCATTATTTAGAGAATTGATTTTGGATCGCGGCGATGCGCTCCTTCATTGATAACTTGGTCATGTCGACAGGAGCTTTTACCTCCATCTTAGGTGCGCGAGAGATTGACTTCGAGGCTTGCTTGCTCAACTCGGTAATCTTCGCGTCTCGCTCTTTAATTTGAGAGCTGAATTCTTTCTTCGCTTCTGCGACGGCTTCGGCAATCATACCGGCTACCGCCTCGCGTGTTAGTACCTCGGAAGACGCTTCGACTTCTTGAGTCTGCATTTCTTCTTCCTTGTCTTCTTCGGCTTCAACTTCCGGTTCTGTTGTGGCTTCGTTTACCTCAACGACCGCACCTTCTGCCACGATCAACATAGAGCCGTCGGCAAGGGTGTAGTCTCCGTCTGGGAGAGGGATTTGTTCGCCTTCGTCATTTACTACGAAAACAGAAACACCGACGGCAAAGGCTTCCGCGTCGGTTTGG